TTCTTGTTCTAATTTAATTACCTTTTTTATCGCATTTATTTTATCTTTTGCCAACTCTGTATTAAGCTCTATTTTTTTCTGGTTTTTCAATCCCCAATTAGGGAAAATTGATTTTGCCACTGCCACAATCCCTCCGCTGCCAATTACAAATGTTGCAATTCCAATTATATACTCTACTTTCATATTTTCCTCCACACTAACAAAACCTATCTTCATAATATCCCATTTTTCGACATTACGCAACGAAAAAGACACCCGCGTTGCCAGGTGTCCTCTCTCGGTTTTATTAGGTTGTGGGGGGAACTGATCGAATGATTTAATATCTGTTCATCAATTCCAGTATAATAATAACATAGTAAAAATATAAATATTATAAATCTTTCAATATCTGAGATATCCTCGCCTGCGTATATCCCACACATTCCGCTGCTTCTCTTTGCGTCATTCCATCCAAAAATACCATTTCAAATATATCCTTTACCGTTCCATCAGGCATTGCAGCTATGTACTTCTCTACCTCCTCATTCGCCCGGATCAGCTGATCTTTTCTCTTCTCCTTCTCATGGATCCGCATCTTCAATGCAGTTGCTGCCTTTGGCTCTTCCACTCTCACCTGCACATGCTCCTCGATGTAAGGGAAGTCATCCGAACTCTTTGTGACCTTTCCCGATACTACCGGCACTGCATCCAGTCTTTCCTGAAGCTTGGCAATGATCCCGTCCAGATTCTCAATATCCCGCTTATTTTTCTTGTATTTATTTAACAGTTCTCTGTTCATTATGCTCACGCCTTACTCTTTCCTGAATTCCTTTAATCAGCACTTCTCCATCCATATCACTGTACATCTCAATGTCTTTACGAAAAAACAGCTCGCATTCGTTTTTAGTATGAATTGCATTCGTGTCCTTTGGATGTCGCCTTAACCTGATCAATGCCCGCCGGTAATCATCCGCTGCCAACTTTACTACTGCTGCTTTTAAGTTTTCATAGCACTCGACATATTCACTCATCGCCGGTCACCTCTTTTATGTCTACTCCCATCTTCCGCAAGTAATCCTCCACCGAATAACTCTGATAAGCTGGTGTATGGAATTTCTCACTTGCCTTCGCATCATGACTTTCTTCCAACTCCTTATAGTGTTGCTGGCTATCCAGCTTTACCTGTCTTCTGTCTCTTCCTCTGTTCAATCATTTCTCAGCTCCTTCGTCGTTTTGTTCTCTCTTCCAGATTTCCACTATATCCTTAAGCTGTACGCTCTTATCCCGCCTTGTTCCTCCGGCACTGTAATGGAATCCTGTATCTGTAATCTTTGTGATCCGGCAGCAACCATTCCCTCCACCGCTGATATACTGAATCGATACTTCATCACCAACTTTTAATTCCTCGCCCGTTTCCTCACAAACGATTTTCTTTTCAACTTTATAATTCATTCCGTTCCTCCTAACTATTAAAAATCACTATTAACCCGATTATCATAAGCAATATCTTAATCACAGCTACAATCCTGTCTCTTACGATTCAGTCATCTTCTTCCCTGTATGGTTCCGGCAACGGCATCCATGCATTCACAAAAATCCCATAGCTTGAATATGATTTTTCATCATCTCCCGGATAGAATGTACCGCCTTCATCATTTTCTTCATACCTTGCGATATCCGGCATTGTTGCATTCTCAAATGATACCAATATATAACTTTCATCCTCCGGCAACTTCTCACTACATGGAATCCATTTGCCAAGGACATTTGTGTTCTTAGCATCTTCCCTGTCCTCATACATCGCCAGTCTATCCACCAGCTCCTGTTTCTTATTCGGGGACCAGTATCCTCGCTTTATACCGTTCTCTCTCTTATGTGTTAATCTCTCCATGATCTATTCCTCCACATCCGTCTTCTTCATCTGTGCATCTTTTGATACTTCCCTAATCACACTTACCAACATATCTTTCGCAAGGTCTGATTGATATTTTTCGTTTATTGCATCCGCTTCCTGTGCCATTGCTTCGCACTCTGCATCATCCAATCTTCTGGCACTATATTTTCGATACAGCCCCCAGGCATCCACAAATAGCTTGTATGCTTCACGAAATGCCATTATTTTTATCTTCATCGCAATTCCTCTATCCTGATATAAATTCCTGGCTGATCCGCCCAGAACTTTTCAGTTATTTCCGATGCCACCAACGCATCATCCTTCCAGAATCCAACTTTTGTCATACAATCCTTTAACATCTTCTGCAGATTGTCTGTATCTGGTTTTGTGATCCTGTACTCTCCGTTTTCATGATTCTGCTTTGGAAAACACCACTTCGTGATCAGCCTTACTCCTGTTTTGTACGGTTCCATGATTCGATGCTTGTACAGGTTACCAATTAATTTTTCTTTTGCTGCTTTCAGTTCCGGTGGATCATAAAATACCGGCTTGCCATTCACGATCGTGACCTTGTGCTCCTGGTGTGTTACTGTTGGCGGTTCCATTGCCATAAAAAACTCTGTCAAATTAATCAGCTCCTCTCCAAGTTTGAGTTTTGACATCATAGGCTATCACATGATGATTAGCAGCCATATCAAAAATCTTTTGCATTATGTCTGGCTGAGATGCCAACCACTTCGCAACTTCACTTTGAGTTATATCAAAAGGTTTTGACTTCACATGCTGTAGCGGAGGCATCTTTCTTGCACATTCCAAAAATTTATAATCCAGTTTTTTCATTTGCTTCACCTCTTTAAAGTATTAAATTTTTTCTTTATCCCTGAACCCTGTCTTGTGCTGGGTGGGCTCCCGCCTGTGTGTGGGGGCGTACATCAATCGCCCCACACTTTAAAGGGGGTGCCCGCACATTCCCGTTCCCGATAGGGATATATTTATATATAGGTGCCGGGAGGGAATGTTCCCACCACCTAAAAACTAGAAAATGGGAAGAAAATCGGGAAGATTCCCACTACCTTGATTTTTTAGAAACTGGGAATGTTCCCACCACCTAAAATTTATGGTAACGGGATAATCCTTTTCGTCTCTTTGTCTGTCGTATATCCATACTTTTTTAATGAGTTCCATAATGTTTTTTCTGCCGGATATTTCTCTCCAACTGCTTCCGAACTGCTCTTGATCTGCTCGTATAACTCCTTCACAGTTGGGTATGTATCATGATGTTCAAACCGGAAACTTTCAATCGCCATGTCTACTTTTGCCTGTTTATTCTTCCTCTGGACCTCGCCTTGCTTCTTGCGAGCTTCCTGTCCCTTTTTCCAGTTAGGCTTCTCATCTTCCGGCTGCACATCGTCCAGTGCTCCTGACTGATCCGTGTGATGTATCGGATAATCGAACCACAGATTGACCGGTTTGAACTTCGGAAACTCTCTTAAAGTTCCATCAATACGCCATGCTGTCTTCGTGTTCGTTGTGATCAAGTTTGTATCTATCTGCTTCTGCAGTTCTCGCATCTGCATAGGCGATAAGTGTTCCCTGCAGTAATTCATCATCTGCACCTGGCTGCATAAATCATCCTGAGATAAATCATCTTCCCATCCAAAATGGCTATCTAAATACGTCTGACAGGTCGCACATACTGTTTTATTCTGTTCCTGTTTGCGAAGATCGTCTGTAACATCCAGTTCAATTAAATCAAGCATGGCATCCGGATCTCTGGCGAATACTCCGGATCCTGATGCACGGTCCATGGACCTCTTGCCTCCCTGACTTCCTTTGCTGTGGTGATGACAATAAATAACTGCACATCCCAGCTCATTGCATACTTTATCAAACTGATTACAGAAGTTTGCCATCTGATCAGCACTGTTCTCATCACCGGTAATGACCTTGTAAATCGGATCTATGATGATCGCCATATAGTTCTTCTTTGCAGCACGTCTGATCAGCTTCGGTGCGAGCTTATCCATTGGTATTGATTTACCTCTCAGGTTCCAAATATCTATATTAGAAAGATTCTTTGCAGACCAGCCTAATGCCTCATACACATCTTTAAATCTATGTAAGCACGATGCTCTATCCAGCTCCAGATTCACGTATAATACACGTCCCTGACTACAGTTCCAGCCGAACCATTTCCGTCCCTCTGCAATGGCAATACACAGCTCTATCAGCGCAAATGATTTACCCGCTTTGGAAGGTCCGGCAATCAGCATCTTATGCCCCTGTCTCAGCACATTTTCAATGAGCGGCGGTGCAAGTGCCGGCAGATCATCCCAGACGCTTTCCAGTGATTCCGTATCCGGCAGATCATCATTCATGGATTCTATCCATTCGTACCATTCCTGCCAGCTGCTTTTTCCAATATTCGTATCAATGATATATTGCTTTCTTCCTGAACGTATAACTCCCGGAAGTCTTGAAAGACGTGATGGATTCTTATTCTGAGTATCTATGATCAATCCATTTTTCTTACAAATGTCATATAAATATTCCACACGTTTTCGATATTCACTATAGTCTGCAGCTTCCACACGAACGATAGCGTGCAAGCTTTTCTTTCCTGAAAACACCAGACATGCAACCGGAAGCTCCAGCTCCCGGATAATCGCATTCTGTTGCTCCAGATCCATGGCATCAGACTCGACCAATGCATAACGGAATTCTGTCACATTTTCATTCTTGCATCCATTTCCATCTAATGGATTAAAGCGGATCCACGCTCCCGCCTCTTGATTGTAGTCACCAAGAACAGCGCCTATATCGCCTTTGCAATGGTTTAAAGCTTCTATCAGTTGCCCGGCAGTACGATCCCAACAGCCTTTCTGTGGTAACCAGCGTGTTCTTTTATCATCTGTCTTCTCCCAGCTTCCCGTTACATATCCGACATTTTCTCCTGGATCAAACAGTGTTTCCAGATACCGGGTAATCTCATTTACTGGGTCCCAGTTTCTAGGCTCATGTATTTCTTTACCTTCTACCCATGACCGATCTACCACAAGACCTTCTGCACTGATCTCATCATCCCAGCCAAGCTCATATGCTGTATATGAAGGCTTCCAGCCATGCTCCATAGCCAACTGAACAATTGTACCGGCAGTAACCGGAGAATTAGAGCCATGGAAAGTATTCCACTTTTTCTCACATTCTCCTGAGTGATACCGCCGGTCATTTTTACTCCATGTATCCCATACATCTACAGAATAGCCCTCATGTTTTAATGCCATTCCTACATTCATCCAATCCTGGTAATCAAGCTCAGCTGGATTCAAATATTCAATTATTTCCTGTAAGTCTGTATGCTTTTCCATATTTATCCTCTATATTCTGCTGGAATGATACCGCTCGGCACCCTCCAGCCATTGCCAGCGATTCGGTCAATCATATTTTTTGCTGTTTCAAATTGCCAGGTACCCACATGCTGAAATCCTCTGCTTTCCAAAAAACGTATCTGTTTCGGGGTGGTTAACCCCTCTCTTCTACGTTTATCTAAACGATCCAGAATCTTGGATGCTTTCCCGGCATTTTCAATTGCGTCCGGAAGAATCCCTAACTTTTCAAGTGTCTTTTTCTGACCTTCTGACGGTGGAGCCATCTCCCATCCAAATGCGGGCACGTATCCGGAAAGATCTTCTGCCTGAATACTCATTTCAAACTGTAGCGGATCTACCAGCCTTTTCTTGCGTCTCTTCATCTCAGAGAGCTGCTTAGCCAATGCCTCTTCTCTTTGTGCCACTACATCCTCGGATGCTGTCTTTTCTGCCTCTTCAATATCAATTACACATCCTGCATCCTTTTCCATGTTTTCTGTCATTTTCTGTGCCACCTCTGCACTCTCACAGATTAACGATGCTGGATGGCATAACTCATGCCGTTCTGTGTGCCACAGGAAGTCTAATAACAAAAGATGATCTTTATTTGTCTCTGGTGATAATCTGGTTCCTCGTCCCACCATCTGACAATACAAGCTTCTGACTTTTGTCGGTCTTAGTACCACGATGCAATCCACACTCGGACAATCCCAACCTTCCGTAAGCAGCATCGAATTGCAGAGTACATTGTACTGATCCTTATCAAATGCCTCTAAGATCTCTGCACGGTCCTTACTATCTCCATTTACTTCCGCAGCTTTAAACCCATGATTGTTTAATATATCCCGGAATTTCTGACTGGTCTTCACAAGTGGAAGAAACACAACCGGCTTCTTATTGCTGCAGTACTTTTCCATTTCTTCAGCAATGCTCTCCAGATATGGATCCAATGCTGTTGCAATATCACCGCTCTTGAAGTCACCGGCCTGTACTCCCACTGCAGACATATCAATCTTAAGTGGTATCGTTACTGCTTTTATGGGAGACAGATAACCTTCTTTGATTGCTTTTGGCAAAGTATACTCATAAGCCAGGCTTTCAAATACCGTGCCAAGATTCTGCATATCTCCACGATCCGGTGTAGCAGTTACACCAAGGACTTCCGCATCCGGAAAATGTCTCAATACTTTCTGGTAACTGTCTGAAATACAATGATGTGCTTCATCAATGATGATCGTATTGAAATAATCATTTGGAAACTGGTTCAATCTTTTCTCCCGCATCATGCTCTGCACGGATCCTACCACAATCCGGAACCAGCTTCCTAAACATGTCTGCTCTGCTTTTTCGGTTGCGCAGCCAAGTCCTGTAGACTTACCAATTTTATCTGCAGCCTGATCCAGCAGTTCACCTCTATGTGCCAGTATCAGGACGCGGCTTCCTCCCTTAACACATTCTTCTGCAACCTTTGCAAAGACAATTGTTTTTCCGCATCCCGTTGGCAACACCAGCAGCGTTTTCTTGATGCCGTTCTCCCATTCAGAGAAAATAGCATCCTTCGCCTGCTGCTGATATGGTCGGAGCTCCATTTAAAATGATCCTGCCTTATATTCTTTTTTTGCTTTTGGGAGGAATTTCTTCACATGATTATATTTTTTACTTGGATCTTTACGATCCGCACGCTGTTCGATGATTGCACGGCCTGTTGCTCTTGGGACAATATTCCAGTTCATTTTTACTTTACCATTTACTTCTTCTGCACCAATAGACAAGAAGAATTCTGCAAGTTTCCACTGCATACGATCATACAATAAAAGACTTTCATTCATCAGACACATGCCTTCCGGAGCTTCCACTTTTACTTTTAATTCTGCCCTTGGACACGCCGGAACTTTATCGCTTCCTTCAAAACGTCCACGTTCAAAACTCTCGATCGTGAAATCATATTCACCTTCTGGAAGGAGTACGTAATCAGCTCCTTTCTCAATCTCATCATCCCAGCCTAACTCTCTTCCTTTTAATTCTTCACTCATATATCTATACCTCCTGTTTATTTATCAAACGGAATATCGTAATGACTCCGCATTGTTTTGATCACATCTAATACCTGTGGCCATGCTCCAATCAAGCAGCCGTCAACAAATTCCTGTGGCAGATTCTGAAAAGGCGTTCCTTTCGGGAAGAAGCCCCTCTGATATACTGCTTCCATAAGTTCTTCTTCTGAAACTAAGTTTGGATACATCAGATCTCTTAATGCTTTTGGAATATAATCTGCAATGTGGAATACGGAATCTTCCACTTTCTTTCCCGTTGATTTAACCGGTTCTTCAACCTTGGCGCCCGTATCGAAATCAACTTTTTCATCTGTATCCTTTGGAATATTCATAAAATCATTATCTTTTACTGGTGGTTTCTGAATTTCAATCGACTTTTCTTCTTTAGGAACCGGCACAGATTTCTTTGTTCCTTCGATAATCTCTGCAATCACAGAATAATCAAATTCACATTCTTCTGGTAATCCGAAACGGTTCTTTGCATCCCAGCACGGATGATGCTGGGTGTACATGGTGCGCTTGCCGCCCTGTCCTTTATGCTTCTTACCATCTTTCCCTACCGCTACAGAAAATGTCTTGTAATTTGCAAAGAGAAGCATATCCGCCCATTCCTTAACCAGTGGAGAAGTCTGGGACTGTGTCTTTTTTCCAAGCTTTAATTCCCAACGGTCATAAGCTCCAAGTTCATCCGGCTGTTCGAATTTCCGAAGCTGTGCATGAGCTGTCAGGACTACATTGATGCCAACCTCAATCAGATCCGACAGCTTATTTAAGAACCGTCCGAACTCTTCTTTTGTGTAGACATATCCATTGCCATAGCCGAAATCTTCAATTCCTTTCTTGTTATGAACAGCACAAATATGTTCCACGCAAAGCAATTCTGCCCAGTCAATGGTATCGATTACCAACGTTCTGCACTCATCTGTATGCGTCTTGATATATTCGATTTCATCAAAAAGCATGTTCCAACTGGTAGGACGTGGCAGTCTTGCCACATCCATATCGTTAGTACTTCCTTCTGTATCAATAAACACTGCTCCTGGGAATCTCGCTGCGAATGTTGATTTACCAATACCTTCAGGACCATAGATCACAACTTTTTTTGCTTTCTGGATTTTTCCTCTCGTAATTTCCATTAAAAAACACCTGCTTTCCATGTTGGAGCTGCTGGAGCTTCTGCTTTACCGGCTTCCAGGTCTTTGACTACATAACCATCTTCAATGATGATACTGCATTCATCTCCGGTGCTGACTCTTGTGGCAATCGCCTGTAAGCCTTCCTGTTCCAGCCACTGTCCAAATTCATTCAATGTTACTAAATCCATCTGTTCCAGCTTGTCCAATAACACGAATCCGCATTTCGGATTCAACTTTCGAACAATTGCAGTGGAGACCTTAAGTCTGTCAGATCCAGACATGTTATCCCACTGCTGGCCTTTATATATAAGCTCACCTTCTTTTACAGACAATTCCGGTAATGGAAGATCTGCAGCATTCAAAAGTTCTGTCTTCTGATCTCTCACACCTTCAATCTTCTTTGTCAGTTCATTGTACTGGTCCTGATAAGCCCTGGCATCCTCTTCCGCTTTGTCCTTGTCCAGATTTGCTCTGACTTTGCGATTGATCTCTTCGATATTAGCAATACTTTCTTCCAGTTCTGCAGTAGATTCATCCTGTAATTCTTCCACCGTCTTATAAGCAATGGTCATGTCATAATCTACCTGAGTTAACTGTTTTTTATATCTCTTCAACTCTTCTTCCAAAGAATTTACTTTTTCTGCTAAGCGATTTCTTTCTACGTGTAAATCTACTGCCTGATCACGTTTCTTCTGATTTGCTCCGTTTCTTGCAAGAATCTCCTGCTGCTGTTTGATCAGATCTGATGGAGACACCAGATCTTTCGGAGCATCCGGATAATACGGCTGTTCTTTTGCAAACTTTACTTTCTGATCAGCTGTACGTCCTACATACAATCTTTCATTGTAAAGTTCTTTTTCCTGTTGCTCTAAAGCTGTCAGCTGATCACCCACACCAATAATTTTTAATAATGTCTGCGCTTTTTCTTTTCCGGAGGATTCCATAAACTTCGGAAGATCCAGCGCCAACTGTTCCACGAAATCATTAAGCAGCTGCTGTCCGCCTTTGTTTCCGTTCGGATCTGTTACCTTTAAGTTGCTGTTCTTTCCTTTGCGCTCTACAACCAAACCATTGCTCATAACAATATGTAAATTTGGCGGTATCGTTGATCCGTCTCTGGTTGCATTGGAAGGCTTATATTTATCCCCTCCGAGTGCCCAAGCAATAGAATCCAATACAGAAGTCTTTCCCTGATTGTTATTCCCACCGACGATCGTTAATCCGTTCTTTGTCGGTTCAATCTTTACGGCTTTGATTCTCTTTACATTTTCAATTTCCAACTTATTAATCTTGATACTATCTGCCATCTCTATTCCTCCATTGCAGCTTGAACAATCTTTTCGCAAACCATTCCAAGTTCATTAATGAATTGTCCCATCTCTTTTGCCAAAGCCACATGATCCTCTGGTAATGGATCTGAGCCATCCAGATGCTTGGCAACTCGGTCCGTGATACCAGCTGCAACCATAGCATATTTATTAACATCCTCTTCCTTTGCATCTTCCGGAAGTATCTCGAATGCTGCTGCTCCTATATATGCACTCAGATCTGATATTGTAATTTCATATTTCTTTTCTTCTGCCATTTGACTAATTTCCTTTCTTCTCATATAATATAGTTGACTAATTTCCAGAGCGCCCAAAGCTTGCCGGCTTATACGGGTGCTCTTCTTTGATTTCTCCTTGCAACGTCCTCACCCCTTTCACCTGATTGCATAAAAGTTGACCACACACGCTCCTAATACCGTGATCAGTATCAGCTCTATCGCAATAGTTAATCTCCAACGCCACAGTCTTAAATTTTCGCATTCATCTTCCAGACGCTTGATCTCAAGCTTTTTAATCAGTGGTGTTTCTGGTTTTAAGTTCATACTGCTTGTCCACTCCTTTCTACCGCCTAAGCGGTTTTCTCTTTCTGGTATCCCAGATATCCAACAGCTACACGATTCAGCTCATTCACGATCTTTACTCGTTCTTCTGCAGATAATGTAGCCATGTCTCTCTCTACTCCATCGATAATCACGATGTTTATATGTTTCAACTGCATCACCTCTTTATAGGTTATGTGGAATGGTTTGTACTTGTTGCGGTTCTCTGGTATAATTTTCCTATCAAAAGATGAAAGGAAAATTGACATGCTTTCGTTTGTATCAAGCATTAATTTAGGAAAAATTATAAATATTTTATTAGAACCATCTGTCACGCTCACGCTTGGCATCTTTACTTTACTAATTAGTCGAAACTCTAATCTCTCTACTGTAGCTCGTGAAAGACTCGATAAGGTCTATCACCCACTCTTTTTAGAAATTGAACCTTTTCTTTACAAAAAAGTATCTCTCGATGATATATCCCCCTTTCTTTCTAAATACTATGAATTAGAAAATTCACACTCTCTTCTTATTGACCCCGTTTTACGTCAAGAGATTCGTTGGCTTGAAAAACCATCTGCTCTGCAGGAGAATAAATATGGCTATAATCAATGGTTTCGAATTTGTGATCAAATTTCAAAAACATATGACAATTTATGTAAGCAAGCCCATATTCCTGTCCGCAGCATTTCTTATCGGATCAACTACGAACAATATCATTCAAAAATCCGCATGATATTCGCTTGTATATGGATTGAATTACCAGCAATTGCCTTTTTCAGTCTAATACTAGGTTTCTTGTCCACACGTCTTTTGATTGTTGCGTATATGTTGTTCTTACTATTTCTGTTGAAAATATTTTTGGACAACTTGTAATAGCACCATTATGTAAAGGAATATAATAGCTATCGTTTCTCTGGGATATTTGTTTATCAGATATCCCATTATTAAAGTAATTCCAACAATATACAGGCCAACCACGATTTCCAATCTACTTCCTCCCTTCTTCTGAACCTGTTTCATCTGTTGCTGAAATTAATTCATCCACAGTACATTTCAGAATATCGGCTACTTTCTTAATGTTTTTAACTGTTGGACTCACACTATTTCCCCATTTGCAAATACTGCCCGTCGATACATTTGCTTTTTCCTCTAACTTGTTAATCGAAATCCCACGTTCTTTTGCAAGTTTACAAATATTTTCGTAAATCAAATTCACACCTCCTTTTTCAATATAAGTTCTGAAAAAATCACTAAATATTATTGACTAACTTCTGAAAATATCCTATAATTTGAATTACCACAAACAAATAAATAGCATATTTGCCATTCTGATTATTTTTGCGATTTTTTCAGAACTTGTAATTTTATTATACGCGATATATTCAGAATGTCAAGAAGTTTTTGCGATTTTTTCAGAAAGGGCCCAAAAATATGAAAGAACGTATTAAAAGCTTGTGCAAAGACTATGGAATATCAATGAACAAGCTCGAAGAAACTCTTGGATTCGGAAAGGGGTATATCAGTAAATTAGGAAACAGTACACCTAATGCTACGAAAATAAAGAAAATTGCTGATTACTTCAATGTATCTGTCGACTATTTAATGACAGGAAATGAATCAGATACAGAAAAGTATTATTTAAATGACGAAACTGCACAGGTAGCACAAGAAATATTTGAAAACAAAGAACTGAAAGCGCTGTTCGATGTCCAGAAAGATATGGATCCGGACGACTTAAAAGCTCTGCATAGCATGGCTCTCGCGCTTAAACGAAAGGAACGTGGTGATATTGACGACACCGGATGTTAATGTCGTTCTTATGGATTTTCCTAGTAAAAAAGGGAATGAAATGGTTGTTCCGAACGAAGACGGAAGCTACACGATACTGATCAATGCCGGATTGAATTATGAATCTCAGCTTAAGGCATATGAGCATGCCATGAGCCATATAACAAATGATGACTTTTCAAAAGGTAATGTACAAGAAATTGAATATTATGCTCATCATTTACACAAAGATCCAGAACCGGCTCAAATCTATCTTGATCGCATCAAACAACTGCAAGTGGAACGAAGACGATTAAAGAAGCGGATTGCTCGTGATCAGAAACGTGTTGAATTTATTCAGGAACATTGCGATATGTTCCAAAGAGCTGAACACCACTATCTATATGGTGATGATTTATAAAATATGAAAGAGAGGAAAATGTATGGAGTTCAATGATGTAATTAAACAATTTTCAGAAAGGATACTGTCTTTAAAAGACACCATCACTACAGAAGAATCCACAAAAATGTCTCTTGTAGTGCCTTTATTTCAACTTCTTGGGTATGATGTTTTCAATCCAAATGAATTTTGCCCAGAGTATATTGCTGATGTAGGAATTAAAAAAGGCGAAAAGGTTGATTATGCAATCCTTGAAAATGGACAGCCGAATATTTTAGTCGAATGCAAAAGTTGCTCAGAGCAACTCGACAAACATTCGTCTCAACTTTTTAGATATTTCGGGACATCTCCTGCTAAATTTGGCATTCTTACAAATGGCATAATATATCGTTTTTATACAGATTTAGAAGAATCAAACAAAATGGATCTTGTGCCATTTCTAGAAATAGACATGGCAAATTTAAAAGATTCTTCCATCAATGAATTAAAAAAATTTTGTAAAGATAATTTTGATAAGGACAAAATATTTAGTACTGCCGAAGAGCTTAAATATAGCAGTCAAATAAAAAACATCTTAACAAAACAGTTTGAATCTCCGACAGAAGACTTTGTTCGATTTATTTTAGCGGATATATACGATGGTCAAAAGAATCAGAGAATAATTGAAAAATTTACGCCTGTGGTAAAACGAGCTTTCTCTTCTTTTGTAAATGAAATAGTAAATAGTAAAATTTCTTCTGCATTAGCTGACGATTATGATAAAGATGAAGAATCAGAACCCGAGATCAAAGAACCCGCATCAAAGATTGTTACAACGGAAGATGAAATTGAAAGTTTCTACATTATTCGCGGACTTCTTGCTGGTATCGTACCCGTTGAAGATATAGTTCACCGTGATACCGAAAGTTATTTTGGAATTCTATATAAAGACAATAATAGAAAACCGATTTGTCGACTCAATCTCGATGCAAGAAATAAACAGCTTCTCATCCCGGATGCTAATAAAAAATTCGAGCGTATTTATATCGACTCTTTAAACGATTTGTACAAATACAAAAACCGTTTAATAGAAGTTGTAAAGAGATATATGTAATTCATCCAGTATCTCTAACCATAAATACACTGCCCTCTTGATACGAAAGTATTTATATGGCGGAGATATCTGATTGAATAAATACATTCTGAAAAAATCATATAAGAAAGAAGGAAAACTTATGAAAACATGGAAACTCGTATCAGGAATACTGTCAATCATTTTATTTGTTTTTGTCAGTTTCCAGTCATGTGCTGCTGGAATCAGTAACACACTTGAAGCAAATGGAGAAGCTGGTGGATCCGCTGGAATTGTCGTAGCAATCCTACTCCTTGCCGGAGGAATCGTTTCTATTGCAACACGCAATGGAGGTAAAGGTGGAAACATCGCTATTATTGTATTATACGGAATAGGTGCTTTACTTGGATTTGCCCTTGCCGGAAGTTATGCAGATTTAAATGTGTGGGCTGGCTGGTGTCTGATTTGTGCAATTATAGCAATCGTAGCACTTATTAAAAAGCCAAAAGATAGTAATAAATAATCCAATAATAAAAAAATCCCCGGTGTCTACCAAACACCAGGGAAATCATAAATAAGTTGCAAGGAGAGATAAAGTATGACCTATACAGATCAATTGGCGTTGCTTGACGCAATTGAAAATTTTAGCGTTCCGATCATTCCACCCACCACACATTTTTGGATGATTCGCACCAAAAAAGGCTATTTTTATAATGAATTTCTTTCAAAGCGTTTTGTTGCCTTGGCTTGGAATAACATTTCGCAAGAAACAGATTTTTCGGAATCAAATAAAGATTCATTAAAAGATGATATACTAATGACATTTAAAGAAATTCATCGCCCTTCAACCGTTATTAATAAATGTCATTCTTTTATTTACGAAATCAAAACTAATGATATTCTCGTAATCCCAAGTGCTAAAAGTAGCTATATTACTTTTGCACTTGCTGGTGAATACTATGAAGATGATTCAAAAACTCTAGAACTTGAGCAGAACGTTATATATCGTATTGATAATCACGATGTTGATATAAACGATGTTTCCTGCCCTTATAAGAAGCGCAGACACATAACTCTGCTTCGAACAGTGAAAAATGAAGAACTAAACTATTCGTTATGTAGAGCAATCTCTAATTATCATGGTATTTCAAATTTAGATTCTTACTCAAAGCAAATACTCAATGCTTTGTATAATTATTATATGTTTGGCAATGATATGTCTTTCGTTCTTAATGTTCGAAAGCAAACACCTATCGGTCCACGCTCAATCAATAACGTTCTATACGGAACTACCGAATTATTGACTTCTATTGCTTCAGAGGAATGCATATCGACTCAAGTATCTTTAAATTCTCCTGGAGATATTGTATTCTCTCTTGTTAATGTAAAAAATCTTTTAGTAGATAACTGGCAATTCATTTTTGCTATACTTGTATTCTTAGGCGGCGGCAGCGCTCTCTCATTTAAAGTACCTGGAGCAATTGATATTGTAAAAAGCATTTTTTCGGCTAAAGATGATTACCGTATCAAACATGCAGAAGCTGAAAAAGCCGAATTAGAGGTGCTTGAAAAGAAAGCTGATCTTTTGCAAAAAATTAAAGATTCCGGAATAAATCCAGAATCTTTAAAAAATCCTGTTGATGCGTTACTTACTGGTTGTACTACTCTGGAAGTTGAACCAATCATTTTAGATGATGCATCTGCAGCCAACGTTCCACTGGCAACCGAAGTGCAAGAATCTCCTGATATAGAGGACGAGTAAATTTACTTGCAAGACAAATGCCCACTATCCAAAGCAACACAATAAAATTATCTTCATTATTAGAAAAAGTAATCGATAGTAATTTAAAGTAAGTACTTAAAAGAAGTAAAAAAGAAAAAATAAAGATCAAAAAATCTATAATTTTAAGAAATTGTTTTTTCATAGCACTACCTCCTTTTCTGTATTATATCCGATATTTCTGTATACAACAATAAGAAAAATCATCAAAAATAACTATACTCTACGAAAGGACGTGATCACATGCCATTATTAAAAGATGACCATTATACCATCGAAGATATCTATGCTCTTCCGGAAGGAAAACGTGCAGAACTCATTGACGGACAGATCTATGATATGGCACCGCCAAGCTACCAGCACCAACGACTTGTAATGGAACTTTCTTCCACATTGAGGAATTACATCAAATCAAAGGGCGGTCCTTGCGAGGTTCTACCTGCTCCGTTTGCAGTTTTCTTGAATCAGGATGATTACAATTACGTGGAGCCTGACATCTCTGTAATTTGTGATCCATCAAAGATCAATGACAAAGGATGCAACGGTGCTCCCGATTTTATCATCGAGATTGTCTCACCGAGCAGTCAGCGCATGGATTACCTGACAAAGCTGTTCAAATACCGCACTGCCGGTGTTCGTGAATACTGGATCGTAAATCCGCTGAAACAGACCATACAGGTGTACTCTTTCGAAGGAACAGAGGATTCTACTCAATATTCCTTTGACGATGAAGTTACTGTTACGATTTATGGTGATCTTAAGATTTGTATTGCAGATCTGCTGAAATAAAAAAAGAAACGCCCCTGCTGACAACAGAGGCGGATCTATTGAATACTATACAGTGCCAAGGCACGATATAACATTCCTTGAACAAGAGTATTATATCACATTTCCCTGGCACCTGCATAGGTGTTATTTTTATACCCATTTTTGTGCGACATCGCACATATAATTACAGGAAGGTGATACAATGAGCGTAAAATATGCATACGGCTACATCCGTGTATCCACTCATGATCAGGAAGAGATCTCTCCGGACTCCCAGGAGCACCTCCTCCGGGACTATGCAGCCAAGAACAATATTGTAATCCTGAAGATCTTCACGGACCTAGGTATCTCCGGAAGGAAAGCTAATAAGCGTCCCGGCTTCCAGGAGATGATCGGACTGGCCAAAGGTGATGATCATCCGGTTGATCAGATCCTGGTATGGAAGTTTTCCAGGTTCGCCAGGAATCAGGAAGAATCTATCGTTTATAAATCTCTATTAAAAAAGCAACATAATGTAGATGTCGTGAGTGTATCCGAACCACTCTCCGATGATCCTTTCGGCAGCCTGATCGAGCGTATCATCGAATGGATGGATGAATACTACTCTATCCGGTTATCCAGTGAAGTGCATCGTGGAATGAAAGAAAATGCACTCCGCGGAGCATACCAGGCACGTCCGCCGCTTGGCTACAAAGTTGTGGAGCATGGCAAGCCGCCGGTGATTGTTCCGGAAGAAGCAAAGGTTGTTCGGACTATATTCGAAAAATACACAAATGAAGGCATGAGCTTCTTTGATATCGCCAGATACCTAAATTCTTTAGGACTCAAGACTTCGCACGGAAAGCCATTTGAGCGAAGATCTGTCGAATACATCATCCAGAATCCTTCCTATTGTGGCATGATCCGGTGGAACCGGACAGAGAACAGCACCAATCGTATCAAAGATAAGGACGAATGGATTGTTACAGAAGGGCAACAGCCGGCTATTATATCAAAGGAATTATTTGAATCGGCACAGGAGCGATTTAAAGCCACCTACAAGCCGGTTGGCAAGCGCCCCTCTTCCACTTATAAGCATTGGCTTTCCGGACTACTGAAATGCCCGGATTGCGGACGCACCTTAACCTCAACCACTATGAAACGAGTCAATGGGGAAAAATATTCTTACTTCTCCTGCTACGGATACAGTAAAGGTAAATGTAAAAAGCCGAACGGCATCAGCTCACTGGTCCTTGAAAAGGAAGTTCTGGCCAGTATCAAAGAAATATTGGATACCAAAGATATTGTCTATGAATTGCGTGAATATCAACCCACAGAGCAGTTTGATGAGCGCAAGGCTATAACAGAACAATTGGAAAGTTTAACCGGCAAAGAGGAACGAATAAAAGCCTCCTACCGGGAAGGGATTGATACACTGGAAGAATATAAAGCGAATAAAGCTATCATTCAGAAAGAACGTGAAACCTTAGAACAACAATTAAAGGATTTGAAAAAGGCAGCGCATAAATCTGATCAGGATCCGGCGGATGCTATGCTGCAGAAGGTACGGAGTGTGTATGATATTCTCATCTCCAACAATTATACATACGTGCAAAAGAACGAAGCCCTGAAGCAGATCATCGACAAGATTATCTACGATCGCAAGAACGATTCTCTCAAAATCTACTTTTTCTTATACAGGTAAAATACCCGCAAGCCAAGTAAAATCAAGGGTTTGCGGGTACTTTATAGGTTATGACAATTTGGTTGACCTTTTTGCTATAACCTATAAAGTGGATTTTTACCTATTTATATGCTACATTTTAGCAAAAATCATCTAAATTGAATAGCCTCAATTCTAAGTTCCTGACCTACAGTTCCAAGGGTTGCCACACCATCTGCTTTTGTCCAGTCTGTCCATCCGGAACTCTGGATATGAACACGGTATTCGAAGTCGCCTTCGAAGCATAAGCATTCGATACGTTTCTTTTCGCCTACGGTTCCGATAATCGTATCTTTGGTAATCATGCCATAATCCACCCATCCTTTGCTCTGGATGTGAGCTTTTGCTTTAATCGTTTTTCCGTATGGATTAATCCGGAGTGCTTCCAAGCGTAATGCATGGCCGGTGATACCGATGATATTTTCTGCAGCTCTTGGAGATAACCATCCTTTACTCTGTACGTGCGGCTCAACACTGAACATGGATTTCTTAATCTCTAATGCTTCCATCTGCAGTCCTTTTCCGGTCGTACCAGCCCACTCTCCGTTGTTGGCCCATTCGCTCCATCCAATGCTCTTCTGGTGGACTCTGTACAGGTAGAAAGATTCCTTTCCGGTGATCCGGATTGCTTCCAGTCTTCTGTTCTGTCCGGTGGTTCCGATCAGTGTGTCTTTGGTGATGTTCTTGTATTTTTTGTTTCCGATTCCTTTCATATGGACAACAACATCTGTTTCTCCGACCGGCTGGATGTGCAGTGCTTCGATCCGGCGATTCTGGTTTGTTGAACCGACCATTAATCCGTCAGACTGCCAAGCTCCCCAGCCAGCACTTCTCATGTGTGCCTGGTATGAAATTGTACCGAACTTATTGGTCTTGTTCTGGAACGCTCCACCCGACTTGATTTCTCCATCGACAGGTTCTGTTTTCTTGGCTGATGCTACTGGTGCTGCTAGTGCAATACCGAAGGACTTAAGGATTCCTCTTGCCAGATCATCAATCTGGCTGTTGAACTTGTTGAGATCTCCCTGATTTGTAATGAATCCATTTTCCAGAAGTCTGTAGCTGTAACCTTTCGCAGCTGCGCGATTGACGTTGGCAAGATGTGCTCTGCCTACAATCTTATTTGCTCTTCCAGGGAAGAATGAACCGATGAAGTTGGCGAGTGCCGTATCGTACTGATCTGGGGAGTATCCTTCCTTGATGATTACGTGACCACCTTTTGCCGTTGATACTCCACTGTCCATGTGAAGCTCCAGAATCTGATAGCTTTTTGGAATATTCAGCGAGCTGATGCCTTTGTCGGCATACCAGTTCCGGTTTGTATCTCCAAGAGTAACATTACTTCCTCCGTATGCTACGATTCGTCTTGCAAGTGCACGGACTCTCTCTGCCTCTGTATAGCCGTATCCTACTGCTCCACTGTCACCGGCTCCGTGTCCGGCTATTAAAAATAAATGTGCCATAATTGCTCCTTCCTGTGTGACGTCGCACATAAATAATAAGAGGACGATTACTCGCCCTCTGTATCCTCTTCTGTATCTTTATCTCTTAACTGTATTAATACATCTTTCAGCTTGTCCGGAATTGGTACGAATACTGCTGCATTTTCCAATAAACTCAATGCCTCATTGCAAATATAGAACATGATTACAACTTCTCTTAACGGGATTGTATTCCCGATTAATTCTTGGATGGAAAAAGACACGGCAATTACAATAAACATTACAATCTTTTTCAGCAGTCCCTTGAATCCGGTTTCCGATGACAGCTTTTTCGTATAAATACCTTTGATCACTCCTGTTATGTAATCCACCACTGCCAGGAACACGATTGTCTTTAAAAGCACGTCCCATCCACCAAGCCAGTATGACAGGACACCTCCGATCAGACCGAACACTACACTGCTCCAATTAAAAATTTTATCCATTTTCTTCATATACCTCACTCTTTCTTAATTTTTTTTCATAAAAATAAGACCTTACGGTCTCGCTCTGATTTCCATGTATTCACCTCTTCGCATAGAAAAAGAGAGGGGTTAACCTCTCCTATTCAATACTGTTGACTTTATTTTTCGAATCGTGTAATGCCGGATCTTCAATTAGTAATATATTGTTACAGAATTTTTTTGTCAAATATTTCAATTCTCTTCCCTTCTCGTCTACTTCTCCCGGTCTTTCTTCCCGTGTTTTTAGAGGAGGCCTTTGTTTCCAAAACGATTGGATATACTCTCTTATTTTCTGTAACAGTTCAGGTGCATTATCCTTTCCATACAATTCCATTTCTAACAAATCATATATTTCATTTACTCTTGCATTTTTTTCCAAATAGTATCCATATGTATTATCAGCAACGTGTATATAATAATCCTCTGTCAATTTCATTAGCTCTGCTACTAATTTCATTGTATCATTGCATATTTCCCTGTTTACTTTATACTGCTGAATAGCTACTTGCTGTTTCATATAACTCAATGTTTGTTGATAATTCTTGTGCTGAATCTTTTCAGTTTCTTTTCTATTCTCTTCAATGCTTTTTTGTGCATCTTTTCTATTTATATATAATATGTAGAAAGCAACCAACCCAGATATTAAACTTCCAAATAATCCGCCTACTAATCCAAGCACTCCATCACTGCTTACATGTGATAATATACCACATTTTATCATCATAATAATTATACCAATAATTATCCCTGGCAAAGCACAAATTAAAACAATTCCGACTACAAGGTCTTTCTGATTTTTCAACTTATCTCCTCCTTCCACCGCCATTATACAGCAGAAGAAAAAGTTTTCCAAGAAAGATTCGTTTTCAACTGGTTATCTTGCATATAGCCTTGTGATACCTCCGTTGTTATATATCTTGCCAAGGTAGGCTATACCTCCATTGTAGGTGCTGGAGTGAAATGCCGGGTCATGTTCGATTACTTTTAATAGTTCTTCTTTTCTATCCATAATTTTTAGCCCCAATATACAATAAGATAGTTCACTCGAATCGGTCCCGATCCTACATTCGCATTAAAAACGGCATTCCAGGCGCCATTTAGATATGTTACACCTTCAAAATGAACACTTGTGGCAGCCCCATCACCGTTAGATACGAACACTGCAGTATTACTATTGGAGCTGTCAGTAACACCCAATAAACTATTAATCTCAGAATTGCTAAATATCTGCCTGGATGTTCCGGTTTTTCCTGCTTTAACTACTCTTGTTCCGGCTGACATTCGATGTATATTCCGAGGATATAGATCTATCAAGCTACTCATACCTCTACCATTCACATACGTATCCGTATCATTAACTACTACGGACGGTACAGATGCTGAACCACTTTCATGTGATGCCTTCGTTGAAATTCTAGTAGATGCATTTCTAAGATACATTTCCTCACTATCCACACCTATTTCCAGATTACATATAAATACTTTTGCGCAATCGACACCCTCTCCTAATCGAATCTCGTCACCTTTGAAGGATGCAAGTTCTTCAGTCCCCTTCCTAACTTGTACACTGGTTCCATCTATAAACACATTAAATCCAGCAGCATTTCCAATAGTAGCGGTTGGAGCATATACCGGTTCTGATGCTACTCTCCAGTTTGCTCCGTCATACGTGAAGGCTACTGTTGCTCCGTCGGTCCAATATACATCCCGGGCACCTTGGATATACATTGCTTTTGCACCTGTACCAGCAATATTAAGTGTTGGACTGGATGCGGTATTTGCATAAGTAAATTTAACAGCTACTGTTGCTCCGGCTTTGAGAGATAATGTTCCAGATGCAAGAGTTGCAACTTTCGCTACAGTTCCGGCTGCGGTATTGCATGTCGCATAGAGCATTTGTCCATCTTTACCCGCTGTTCCCGGAATGCCCTGCTCACCTTTTATCTTTACCCATGTGTACTGCGTTGGATCGGAAAGATCAGCTTCTTTCGCAAGCCGGTTCGTAGCGATTCCGAGATAATCTTTTCCGTAAGCATTGGCCGAAATTCCCGTTCCATTTTCATCATCTGCAAAGGCTGTCCATGTATAAAAATTACGATTCTTAGCGATCTTCTCAAATCGCTCTGCCAGCTCAATGATTTTTTCATCAATTCCGCTTCCCTGTCTTACATAATCCCCTAGCTCTGCTTCTTTTGTGTCGTTCGATTCTGACATCTCTAATTTCAACAGTCTTGCAGTAAGATATATATTATCGTCATCATCAACAATGGATACCGTGTCACCTACCTTCACCCCATCTGGAAGATATAACAACTCTACCTCATAGGTAACAGCTTCATCACAGATCTTCTTAAGACTGGATACGGCTCGATTGCACAATTCAGATTTCGATGTCGTATTGTATGTAAAGGATTTTACGATATGTCCAACATCATTCTTATTCTTTTCTGTCTTAATCTGATACCGGCTCCACTTTTCCAGTGCTTTCCGGGATTTCACATAGGATCCTTCTACATAAAAATCTCCATCATCGTACTTATAACCATTTAATGTAATCGGATTTTCTGATCCTTCCGGTGTTCCGCCGGTACAGCGGTATGCTGTTGCAAGATCTGCGATGGAACTCTTGATTCGAAATCCGCTAACCTCTTTGCCAACAGTCAAAGTAACACCCGAATCATTCCCCCTATTCTTATACACATTGATGTATTTTCCAGTCATAGCCATATTCTCGACTTTGAAGCTGAATTCAATCTCAGCATTATCAAACTGTGTAGCTACGCTCAATAGCCTTTCCGTAGCTGTAGTTTCACCGTCCCAGGATAACTTTCTTGTAAGATTGCTTACTTCGTTGATCCCGATTTCGAATCCGGAATCATATGCAAATTTATTAATGTAATAGGCAATGTTATAAGCTTTATCTGCAGCATATTTTCCGACCACTTCATTTAACAGATCCAGTCCCGCATCTTCAGCATAGATGGATGCATCCTTTTGAATCGGATCTATCGTCGAATCAATAATCGTATATACTTCCACTTCACTGCTGTCCGAACTCTGCTTTAAGATGAAATTTCCGACTGCAGCAAGCTTCTTCACATCAACTTCCTGTTCTTCGCCCTCATCCGGATTTACAAAATTGTAATCCAAATTGCATTCAAAGATTGCCACACCTTCGGATATTTCTTCTGTCTTTTTATCATTTGTAATCATTAGTCCCTTTGGCAGTCCGGTAGATGCTGATCCAAGAATGTTCATTGCCCTGTCAGCAAAATATATGATCACAAGAACACCTCCCTGTACTTCATTTTAAACGTCGGTTTCTTCGCCCAGCTGGAGCACAAGCATTGAACCTGATTAACTCCCGGCTTCAAGCAAAATGTTTCCCAGTCATTTCCAAGAGCTCCCAGATCCGGCTTTGGCAGACCATTCATCCGAATTGATCCATCTGAACAATTTGCAATCAAACTGCAGTCCTGCGCAAATTTATTCGGTACATCTCTCCATTTTTTTACATGTAACTTCTGAAAATAAAAAGCATTGATCCCGTTGTATGTAAGATACTTATTCCCTGATCTTGTTCCTCTCTGCTTAATCGCAATCTGAATCTTGGCACATTTCATATCCGCTATTTCCGGAATATTGAAGCTCGGATAACTGCCATTATAGAAAAATGTAAGTTTACTGCCTTCTTTTCTAAGATCACAATGTCCCCAGTTCCAGTACCACGGATTTTGCTTCCGCAGATGACTTGTCATATAAGTGTACGTTTTCAGCACACGTCCCGCCTGCTGATCGGTACTCTTCTTGTTCGGATTGTAGCAGACTAGATCATAACGTCCTGTATTTCCGCTCATATCCGATTTATACCAGTTCACACCGGCAATAAGCTTATCGTCCGCTGTCAGATAGTTAATACACATTTCTCCGGTCTGTCCCATCAATCCGGCATAAAACAGGATATGGAAATAAGAATAAAAGTTCTGACACCCTTCCTGATCACCGGTTGAGTCCGCCGGAAGAATGATGGTTCTGAGTCCACCGTTTGCGCGGCCAACCTGTTGCCCTGCAGACTTCAAAGAGAGGAACTTGGTATTAAACCATGTTGATGTTCCGAGGGATCCTTTTGCTCCGTAGAAAGGATGCATAAAATCCGTTCCAGATGTATCATCCGGTGCATTGAAAAAGTCCTGAAGCGTAGCCAATGTCTCATTTTCTTTGTACGTCTCCCCATCTTCCTCTTCGATGTTTCCGAACTGTAAAATATGTTTATCCTGATCAACGAATCCGACAAATCCATTCTCTCCATTTTCCATCACTGCTTCGAACGTTGGATGTGCTTTATACGTTCCTTTATAATCAACAACAAATGTTGTCCCGTCATCTGCAGTTGGCGCAACCTCGTACTCTTCTACGGAATATTTAAATGGATCTGAGCAATAGAACTCAATTTCTGCAGTTACCGCATTTCTGCCATGCGGCACATCGCCGGCATTTACCTTTGTTCCGACATAATACTTATCCGGTTCATCCAGGAAGATCAGCTTCGCTTCTGCCACATCCAACAGTGAATTCAATTTGTTGTAAGCATTCCGGAATTCCGCATTGCTCTTAGCGATCAGCTGATACCCCACAGTGATGGTTCTTGGCTTATATCGTTTTCTCCGATATCTGGATCCGTCCATGATCTCTGTAGATAGATCTGTTATTTCCGTCTCAATTAATTCCCGGCCGGACACATACAGTGTCCGATATCCGGGGATTACATTTTCAAAATAGACTCCGTTAAAATTGAGAGCTTCGGAGGGCAGTATCTGCTCTTCCTGTCTCTCTGTAGTGTCTACAAATTTATACATATCTGCCCTCCTTATCTCATGCCTTTCTTTCGAAGATCTCTTTTCTGCTGCTGTTCAATTTCTTCTTTGGTGTATTTCGCCGTTGCCTTTGCCACCTGCCGGCCATCTACTTCGACAGGGATGTAAATGGTATAAGTTTCATTTCTGGTGTATTCATAATCATCATTCAAATCATCGATACTTGTTCGAATATTCATGCCAATATCCGGTATTGTTGCCAACTCTGGTATTTGAACCAGCTGTGCTGCAGCTTTTCTTGCGAGTTTAACTTTTCCTAATATTGCATTAACCCATCCAATGCCAAAATAACTACCTAATTTTTCAGACACCCTTGACGGACTGTGAATCTGCGCCTTCGCCCTAATTGCCGCCTCTGCTGCAGCTGCCAACTGCGCTGCGACAGATCTTACACGTCCGACCTGACTCGCCATACCATTTGCAAGACCAGCGCCTATATACACACCACAGCTGTATGAACCGGATCCGGCTGATCGCATTGCCACTACCATGGATGCAGACATGGATCTTGCTGTGGATACTGCCCGGTTCATTCCATTGCGGACTCCGTTATTGAAGTTGTTTCCAACAGCATTCCCGGAGCTCCTTGCTTTTCCTTCTGCGTTTGAAAATTGTCTTACCAATGTATTAACTGCCGACTTTGCTCTACTTCCCAACGCATCCAATCCGGAATTTACCACATTTACACTGGCTCGCATACTCGTGAGCGAGCTTTGGGCGCTTTTGGCATTACCGGCTATGGATTTCATGCTTGAATTGACAGACTTTAACGCTACCACCATTGCAAGGGTGCCAACTGCGCCACCTGCCATAGCTGCTCCAAACGCAACCACTACAACAGCCGATGCTCCCATTCCGGCCGCAAGACCTAATGATAATGCTGTTAAGGCTGTCAGTGCTCCTACCGTTGCTAAAGCTCCGGATGATACAGCAGGGAATGCAGCTCCCATCAATAGAAGTCCTGCCCCAGCTACCGTAAGACTGGCGCCAAGGGCCAGTGTTCCCGCTGCCAGAAGCAACACACCCGCTGCCGCTATCAGGACAGCTACGCCGACTAATACAAGTCCTGCACCTACCACTACAAGTCCGGCACCAAGGACAATGCATCCTGCTCCGGCTACTGCAGCCCCAGCGCCAAACATGATCATGCCCACTCCAAGAGCAGTAATACATCCTGCGCCCTGGATTCCATACTGTACAATTGTTGGAAGAATTCCTGCCACAACTGCCAATGCGGCACTTGCAATCAACGCTCCTGTTGCGACCAATACAATAGCCGCTCCAAATGCAATAAATCCAACAGCGCCAACTGTTAATGCCGGCCAAAGTGCAGATGCACCAAGCGCAAGCCCTGCAATCGCCGCAACCATTCCTGCCATACATGCAATCGCAAGTGGTCCGGTATTTGCAAGATTGATTGCGGCCAAAGATAACACAGTGATTCCCGCTCCAGCTAAAAGAACGGCGGCTCCAAATGCAACAAATCCTGCTGCCCCAGCCGTCATAGCCGGTGCTACATTTTTCGCTACAACCATTAATCCTGCAACTGCAACCGTCATACCAAGCAATACACCGGCTGCTACTGGTCCCGCCTGTGCAATCTGCATCGCAGAATAAGCCAACAAAGAAAAGCCCGCCGCAATCAATGCCACTCCAGCACCGATTGCTACAAACGCCATTGCAGATTCAACGATATTTCCAGATGATTCTTTGCTCGCTGTACCAACAGCTTTTTCTCCAGCTGCTACACCGAATAGTCGTCCAGCAAGTGATGCAATTCCCTTTCCCGTCAGGCTTATAATTGCTCCAGCAAATGATTTCATTCCTGGTGCCACTGCATTAACGATTTTGAATCCCTTATATGCCACATACAATTTAGGCAATAAAGTAATAGCCTTCGCTACTTCTTTATCATGCTCTTTCAGGAATCCGGCAAATGTAGTCAATGCTCCAGTGGCCGTTCCCATGCTTTCAGAGAAATTATCTACACTTTCTTTTTTTCCAAATGCTCCCGTAAGATTTTCCACTTCTCCAACGATTGATTCGGCTGCTTCTCCAAAGGCTGTCCCTACCTCTTTTGCATCTGTCTTCAGCACGTTCCAGTATGGAGATATAAGTTCGATTGCTTTTGGAATTCCAACGGACAATTTGTCAAATCCCGCCTCCACCTTACCGGTCATCCCATTGATTGCATCAATCACTTTAGGCTTTGCGAAAGTATCATAAAGCTTCATCATTCCGCTTACTGCAGATGCTTCCAAGTTACCCATAGCGCCTTCAAATGTGGTTACGGATGTAGCTGCTTCTTTTGCCATGTCGGTCATACCAATGTTATTGATAGCCTGTCCGAGCATGTCTGCGGTAATTGCACCCTTTTCCATTGCTCCTTTGAAGTCGTTCCCTAATGTTGGATTCAGCTTAATCAACTCTTTCCGTAAGCCTCCAGCAAGCTGCGGACTGGCATTAATGATCTGGTTCCAATCCTGAGCATGTAAAGCTCCTGCTGCCATTGCCTGTGAAAACGCAAGTGCTACCGAGGAATATTCCTTTGCACCTCCGCCAAATACAGCAACTGCATTACCGACTGCTTCCGTCAACTTGTCTGCGTCTTTGATTCCATTTGCCGAAAGTGAGCCGAATGTACTCATAACATCCTGCAGGGAGAATACTGTTTTATCCGCATATGTTTTTAATGTACCTGTTGCTCCGGCTATTCTTTGTATTTCCGCTTCGGAATACCCGGAAAATCTCATAGCTGCCTGCAACTTATACATGGAATCCGATGTTTCTATCGTCTCTTTTGACAAATCACTGACCGAATTTGTCACCAGCGACATCGCCTTTCCACCGATTGCAGCCATTGCACCAAATCCAAGACCGCCGGTGAGAGTGGTTTTCAGATTATTTGCATATCCCTGGCATGATTTCATAACGGATGAAAAGTTTTTGTCCTGCGCTGATAATATTGCTTTTACACTATACGACTCTGCCATCCTCTCACTCCTCTCTATCCAGCAGTTTAGTTATTCCAGCAAATCTGGATGGTTTCCTTCGATTCTTCATTTTTTTCAGTTCTTTATCGAAATCAAAGAACTGCCGGAATCTCTTGTAAACTGGTTTGGTCTTGCCTTTACCGGCTTTCTTTTCTGCCTTTACCGCAAAATTCAAAAATGCCTGACGATGTTCATGTAAACTTTCGTCAAGCATCCGAAGTTCTAAAGCCTCCATCATAAGTTCATATTCTGCCAATGTCAGCTGATCCACCTGTTTAAATGACGTGAAGCCAAAATACCGGAAGCAATTCCTTGCTACGGTCTTATATAGGTCTTCTTCTACAGCTCCTGAGCCTTCTTCTTCGCCATCTGTTCTTCGTACTCTTTCAAAATCTCTTTCACTGCTTTCTTGGTAGCATTTGCTTTCGATAAAAAATCTTTTGTTTTCTCCATGAGTTCATCGATGTCTACCTCTTCCGAATCAATGTAAGAATCTAACATTGCCTTTGTTACTCTTGGATTCTCTCCCTTATTTGCCAAATCTAACAGATCTACCAGCGCGTTCGGTTCCTGATCAACCACAACACTAGCGATCAGATACCTTGCTCCTATTTCTTTTGTGGTTCCCGGCATTCCCTGAACCGGAACTACGGTAAGCTTATTTGCTTCTCTTAAGAATCCCATTCCGAATTTAAACTGATATACTGTTCCATTGATTGTAAGTTCCATCATATTGTTTTATCTCCCTTCTGTGCGATGTCGCACATCAAAAAGAGGACGAATCTTCTCGTCCTCTTAAGCTCCTGTCTTCTGAGTGTCTGCAAATACATATGCTGCTACTTCCTGCTGTTCTGCAGTAACCGTTGCATAGCCATCTACGCCTTTTCCTTCCAGCCCAAATGTCAACGATAACTCAACATTATCCTCTGCATTGGATGTCTTATCAATTTCCGTAAGATATCCCTGGAAGTATTTTGCCTTAAATTTATCAGTCGAGCTCGCCTGCGGCTCTGCTAAGTTTACTTCCCAGATCTCCATCTTTTCGTCATCATCGAGTGCTGCTTCCAGCTCATCGATGAACTTATCTCCTTTTTTTAAAAGGCTTGATGCTGTGATTTCTCCTTCTGCTGCTCCCGGTGTACGTACTGTGCCGTCTTTTGTCACTGTCGAATCAGCGTCCTTCGACTTTGTACGTTCATTTTCTGTCGTAAATGCAAGTGCTGTTGCATCATGATCTTTCTCTGTACTCAGGATACGGTACAGATATACGATCTTTTTTCCTGCTACTGCTTCTGCAAATAACTGCAGTCCAAATAACTTTCCGTTCTTCACTATTGTCATCTCCTAACTAAATTTAAATGCCACTTCTAGGATTCCCATAAGAAGCGGCTGTTTCGTTGTATTATCCGGCAGGATTCTCTGTGTCGGTCTCTGCATATTCCAGGCATAGTGCGCTGTATGTTCGATAGACCTGCAGATCTTTTTGATATCTGCTAAGATACCAGATACCGTTCCTCTCTGCCGTATATTATCATGCCAGACTTTCAACGTCAGATTAGTCTCGCCGATAATCTCATTTTTTGTAGCCTGATCACTCTCGGAGCAATCCGCCAGGTAAACAAAAGGATACGGCGTGTCCTCAGGCGGTAAATCCGTGTCATACACACCAACTCCCGTATCCTCATATTTTTCTTTCAATGCCATCAAAACAGCACTGAACAATTCCTGCTGTGGATCCATCTTATCACCTCACAAGCTCCTTCATATCTGCCTTGAATTTTTCCTTCTGTTCTTCAAATGCAGGCTTTAAATATGGTTGAGCCTTCATAAATCTTGTACCTAATTCTACATACGCCCCATACTCTGCTGTTGACTCGACTTCTGCCGTTTTCCCACCATCTGTAATTTCCAAAGCAATTTTTTGCCTCAAATTTCCTGTATCAATTGGTGCATTCTTTTGTGCCGTTTTCTGCAACTGCGCACCGTTTTTTTTCACAGTTGCTTTTACTTTCGATAAATCCATATTTTTAGTCAGTTTAGCCTCCAACTTTTCAAAGCCTATCAGCTTTACTCCCATCACACCACCTCCGACACAACATATACCTGCTTCGTCCGGAGCTTCCTGCTGAAATCTACACCGTATGTTTTATTCCCTACGCGAATCCTGTCAAATGGCCGGTCGTAATGATTCTGCAGGTGAATGGTAAGGCTGCCTTCCTTAATTCCGGAATAGACAAGCATCATCGTATTCGTACCGGTATCCATGACTGAGGCAGACTTCATATCTTCCGATATCGCATCTTCTCCATAATTACCGGTAGCCGGATCATACTCTCCAGGGGTGAGTTTCTGGAAGTATATTGGTGTGTCATATCTCATAGGAATCTCACCTTACCTTTCTTTGATTCTTTCTGATTATCCAGATATGCCCGGATATCATCCATATATCCCGCAAAATCATTTTCAGACCAAGAAAGACTTTCTCCCTCAACACTATGAGAGGAAAGTCCTTCTGAACCGATTCTGTTGAACCGTATGATTGACACATCCAGAATGATATAATTCATCTCTTCCGGAGGCTCTAACCCCCCAAGAAGGAAACGCAGCCTTTGTTTGGTAGCCTTTAAAATTAACAGCAATTTATTTTCTAATTCCTCGTCAATTTCTTCCGGCAGTCCCAACAAGGCTTTCAGATCTTCAATCATACGCTCCTCCTATTCTGCCGGCTCTTTATTTTCGGGTACTTTATTCTCAGGTTTCTTCTTCCCGGCTTTTGATGTTTTTTCTGCAGTATCTGCACCAGCTGTATTGTCCGGATCTTCTTCCACAAGTTCAATCAGTGGAGTGTGCTGCTTATTGTCGCTACCTGCCAGCTCCTTAAGCCTTTCTTCGCTGACATCTACTCCCTCACGAGGGAATATATCACCCTCGTTATAGGAATGATCGTTGTCGTGAAGATCGATAAAATGTTTGATTACCTTATACATGCTTCCTTACCTCCTATGCTCCCGGATTGACCGTTACAGTCACATCACCGGAACGAACAGCTTTGTAGTTCTGATCACACTCGACCAATGTGATATGGTGAGTTGCTGTCGAAGCAATCTCTGATTCACCATCCCACTTAGACCAGTTCTTAACATCCATACCGTAAGTTACTGCTGTTGCAGCTGCAGCATCTTTGTACTTCCAGCAGTTTCTCATTGACATTAACTGCTCTTTCACTGTCAGCTTTGTGGTTCCTGCTTCTGATCCAGCCTCTGACGTTACCTTTAACGTTCCTAATGTCTGTGTATCAGCTTCTCCTACAGAGATGTAAGCAATTGCATCCAGATACTCGCAGAACAGACGTAAGCCCATGATTGCGTAGTTGTCGGAAATCATACGGCTATATGTTCCCTCTGTATGGAATCCAATGAATCCTGTCTCTGAGTCCACTGTGAATTCAAGTCCCGCTTTTGCAAACTCTGAGTCTCCCGGATCAACATAATATGCAATCATGTTGTTGAGCGGTGTCGCAATTACAACATTCTGTGGAATCTCAGAAGTAACAAATACCACATCCGCTCCAAGGAAATTTGTCAGATACTTAAACCCGAATGCAGTCTGCAGCGTGATGTCGGATGCTCCCAGATACTTGTACACATCCAGAGTGTTTACCCAAACAGCTACTCCGGTTGCCGTTCTCTTCATCTTCTGGAACTTAGCCACAACCTTTCCGATCGCCATTGCAACAGCCATCTGCCAAGTTGTTTCGTGTCCTGTAAGAGATCCGGCTTTTAACTGTGCGTAGAATTTATCAGTCACTACATTCTGCAGATCGGACTTGAACTCATCATCCGTATCCTGTACTGCCGCCTCATAACCTTTTTCCGAAATGGCTTCAAGAGATACGCCTTTACGATATTTTTCAATCTTGATCGTATCAAAAGGCTTTTCTTCTACTGTGTATCTGGACATCGGGATTTCTTCGCCTTCTCCAACATCTCCTGACTGCAGTTCACCTTTTACCGTTTTGGTCTTTAATACCGAATTGTTTTCCTTCCTGATCATTCTGGTAATTCCCAAAATATCTAACAGTGCCTGCAGGTTCTTGCCAAATGATGTAACAAAGTCAATCTCTCTGGCTTTTACCTGGACCTGCACTTCTCCTGTCAGGTTATTCGGTGCTGCAAATACCTGCAGACCTAATCTTCTAATATCATGCATGTTTCATACTTCCTTTCTTACTGAAATAATGTGATGTTCTCAGCAATCAGCTTCTGTCTTTCTGACGGATTCTTCACTGCTAAGATCTGTTCTTTTGTCATTGGTGGTTTATCTCCACCGTTACCGGCTTTTGGAGGTTTTCCTTTTAAGGCATCTTTCACTGCTTTCTGGACAGCTTCTTTGTACATAGTAGAAAAGGCTTCCACTGCCGCCTTGGTTCCATCTGCATCTTCTGCTACAAGGTTCATAACCAGTTCATCTGGAATGTTGATATCCTCATCTGCCAGCATCTTGCGAGCTTCTTTCGCCATGTCCGATCTGGCATTCTGGCGCTGCATTTCTTTTAGAGCATCCTCCGCTTTCTTCGCCCTGTAGTTTGCTTTTTCCTCGTTGGTCATCTGAGCAAGCTTTTCTGCTTCTGATACCTTATCATCCGTCAGTGTCTTCCATTTGGTCTGTGCATTTGTCACAGCCGTATTAACAGCCTTCTGGACACGCCGGTCGAACTCAGACTGATTGCCTTCCAACTTCAGGAAATCATCAAATGACATTGTTGTGTTGCTGTTACTTCCAGGATCTCCTCCAGTTCCAGCACCGTTCCCTTCTCCGGATCCACCGCCGTCTCCTCCAGGCTCTGTAAATAACTGCAGGTTACTCATTGGAATTCTCCAGTGATTATTCATGTGTTTCATCTTATCTATCCTTTCCGCCCCGCCCCATTCATTTAAGCCCAGGTCGTTGCATCTTGAATGTGTAGTTTAACGACATCCCGGTCACATTAAGTTACATGATCCGGACATACTCCGGAAACTCCTCGGCAATCATACAGATGCCAATGAAAAAGGAATCCACCAGAGTTTTCGACTTCTCTGATAGATTCCCATACTTTATATCCACCCTTCCGGGAGATATCTCATATTCAATTTTATCGTCTGTCAGGTCCTTTATGGACTTGATCAGTGTCAGTGCAAGTGCTGTTACACCGGCACAGACAATATCTGATCCGGAAACAGCATAATTTGCATGTCCAGATATCTTTATTTCATCCTTGCGGACAGTTACTTCAATCAAGGCATCCCACCTCCTGAAACGTGGCAAAGATTTTCGATGATTGAATTGCTAACCAATCCACCATTTCTTCATTTTGCGCCCAAGCGGATATCATATTCGAGTTTGCAGATAAGCCGCTCTCTTCCAAATATGCATGTATAATTTCATGTCTCAGCACACGGTTCATATGTCGTTTTCTTCCTTCATCCGTGAAATCTTTATCCTTGTTTTTCAGAATATAAATTTCTCTATTACATCGATTAAACAAACCATCTGCATATTCTCCCACACTTTTCAATCGCTCCGGATACTCGTCTACAAAACGAATATCGTAACATGTCCCCATAATACTAACATTCATATCTTGCAATCCTGTCACCTCCTTGTGCTAAAATGAGTATAAAAATACCACCAATCATTATGATCAGCGGTATCTATTCTATAAAATCTGGCAATTCTTTTTTCAGCTTTAATGATTTTTTTATATCTCTCACATACGCTTTATATGAGCCTTCTCCGTATTCCAGCTCTATATATCCATCAGGAGTACGACCGAACATTTTGTAGTAATCGTCATATAGCTTTTCCAACTCTGGTGTCATTTTTCCATACCACATTATTTCATCAACCTCCTGATTCTCTGCTCAATTTCTTGGCTCATTTCTGGGAATATTTTCTTGGCCATTTCCAATGCTTTACCATCCGTATAAAACATACGTCCATACTGAGCCCAGCTTTCTTTTTCCAAGCGTCCAGACTTTTTCCAATAGTCGGTCTTGTGCGAATATCCCATTAATATATCTCCATTCGACATACCGTTCAAAATATCGGAAATCCCTCGGTACTCTTCTTTGAATTTTATTCCATATTTGCTAACCTCAAACGCTTCTGGATATTCTAAGTATAACATTTCCTCTATGCTTTTTCCATATCCTTTTGCTTGATTCTGCAGTCGTCTGTAATCTTGCTGAACGGAATTCTTTAACATTCCATTTTCCACCAAAGCGTATGTATCGTCAATTTCATGAAAAAGTTCATGTGCTATCGTATCCGATTTTGCATCTTTTGATAAATATATTTTCTTCTCCTTCGCCGAATAATACGACTTTCTACCACTTAATCTTGCAATCTCAGTTCTACCCAACGACTGTTTTAATAATGTCTTCACATCTTCATTCGATGTTGTTTTCAATCCTTCATTGAATATCTTCTTCTGTTTGGAAATCCCTGTAATTCTGTTCACCAATCGGCGTCCCATTTCAGATTCATAAGTCTCTTCTTCATGCAATTGTTTCCATGTTTCGAAATTCAATCCATGCTCCTGGTAGCTGTTTATCCACTCCTCATACAGTTCATCATCCATATATGCAGCAACGCTACAATGACACCCGGGATGCATTGGTGGAGCATTCTCTCCCGGCATCATATCATCTACCTTGAAATGCTTATCGTCCAGTCCTTTGCAAATCGGACATACATCGCCTTTTGTGCATGCAACATACACATACTCATCAAAGCCGTTACGGATAAAAGACTGCTTCTGAGCCTCTGTCTGCACTCTTGCAAGCTCTGTCGTCATGAGCCTCTGCGCATTATAAGCACTGACACCGAATCTCTTCTCCAGATGCTTTGCAAGTTTCTTCGGATTCTGTCCTCTGATCAGTCCTGATGCAAGTAATCCTTCCAGCTCTGCTTTGAGCATTCCCTGATACATCCAAATACGATCCGAATATGTCGCATTCTTAAATGATGCATTCACGATTGCATGAGCGTATTTCTCATTCTTGAGAACGGACTTACCAAGAATACCGGCTTGTCTCTGGAACTCTTTCAGTGTTCTGTCAGTCAGCTTCTTATCGAAATACTTCTGCATCTCATCAAACCCTGATACCATCTCAAGACCGATATTCGCCTTCAGGAGTTCTAACCGGTTCACCTTCATGGTCAGATTATAGATCCGCATCTCTTCATTCGCCCGATCGGAAAGATCCTTTGTTTCAACATACTTCTTTGCCTTCCGTTCATATGCTGCAATATCCAGCTTGCTTACTCTCTTCTTTGCCTCAGCCATTGTGATGCCTTCTTTAGCAGCATATTTAGTATAGAATCCGTTGATCTCTTTATTGATCTCGTCCATCATATTGGCATAGATCTCTTCAATATTTTTCTTGTACTGCACCTCCGAGATCTGGTTTTTCATGGCGTTTTCAGCCTCTCGTTTCTTCCAATACTCACTACTCTTCATTGCCATTTACGCCTTCTCCAAGTATTTTATTGAAAACATCGACCGGTTCCTCTCCATTTCTTTCCGCATATTCTTTTATGATGGTTATCATTTCCAATATAGAGTTTTCATTTCTTCCAAGCACCATGTACTCTGCTTTTTGATTTTCTTCCTGTTGTATTCGATCAATTTCTCCCTGCACATTGTCCACTACAGACAGTACACCAAGCTGTGTCTCTTGTGATACGATTCCATCCAAGTTGCCGGCGATCTGACTCTCTTCCAGTACATTCGATGGAATATTCTGTGTGAAATGGTAATGCAGTTTCACCCAGTCATCTTCTTTCATTCCAGATACTGGATTGGAAAAGATCAACTTGTACCGTCGATTCATTCCGGACGTAAACTTTCTCTCCTTCGTCTTTGCCAGATTGCTCATTCCCTGCAGCTTGTACTTCATGGCAATGCCCGAGCTTGTACCAAAGTTCTCATCTGAGATATTAGCAACCATACTGATCTGGAATATTAATTTCTCCAGACGGTCAATCAAGTTCTCCTGTGTAGTATCTCCGTTTGGTTTCTGCAGGAAGTCAACTATAACAGTATCGGCATCTCCTTCCAGATTAATGATTCTGTTATCGCGGATATGCTCTAAATCTTCATCTTCTAGCTTGCTTCCAAGTACTTTCATGTAAGCATCCGCAAAATAATCTACATCATTCGCTTTTTCACTGACCGCTTTGTTATAAGCATCAATCATTGACATCGCCGGTTCAAAGATACATGTTCGCTCCTTGTTCTCCACATACTCTGTAGCCGGCACTCCGTCAAATCCATGTATCTTTTCTTCTTCCTCCCAGATAAGCTTTCCCTTCTGGATGAACCAACGTACCTTCTCCGTATCGGATACACTACCGTGCAAAACGTCATTCGAATCTATGTACAGTCGAACAAAGTATCGTTCTCTGCACAATACCGAATCATCATAGATCATAAAAGCATCAAATGGTGTCAGATATGTAATCCCGATATTTCCCAGTTCATCCACGTAATACATCTCGTATCCTTTGCCATAAATGCAACAGATCTTCGACAGCTCCGCGTTGTTATCGTCCTGATCATTGTACTGATCCAGGAGCTCCACATATTTTTTGATGTTGCCTGCAGCATCACCATCCACAGATATCTTAATTGGATTCCCGATAAAATATCCGTTAAATGTATCCACCATATATTTTGCAAAGTTCACAGCAATACGATTATCTGGTTTATAATCCGGCTTCGGCTTCTGGTGAAAAATCTGGTAGTCTGTTTCATACGCATCTTTCAGATGTTTGAACCGAAAGGCGCACTCTGCATTATGTTTTGCTATGAATTCATTCAGTTTGTTATCTGTCAGATCTTCCTCTGACGGTAATCGAAATAGCACTTTATAGTCCTCCTTTCAGGTTTCTATTTAAACGAGGTTTATCCCCAAAGATTGTATAGACGAAGTATCTTACTGCGTCCATTGCATGGTCATATTGTTTTATCGGCTTATCTTCCCCTCGTTCAGCGGCTTTTGCATCCCAAATGTAAGATGCAAACTCTTTGATCGTGTTTTGACAAACATTGGAAAAGATAATTTTAATCAAATTCAGCTTTGTGGACACCAGTCTGATACCATCTTCTACATCGTTCTTTGCTTTTATTACTCTAAATCCTCTTTTTCTCAGCTCGGCAATAAATGAAGCTGCTGCCGGATCGACGATAACAGCTTTGATCTCTGTTCCATCTAGCCAGCTTTCCAAATCGTTTGCATATTCTGCATCTGTCTTTTGCCTTCCTTTGTCTCGTCCAGAGTAATAGTATTCTCTAGTACAATACCAGACGCCATCTGTTCCTTTGTTCCACAGCAGGAAAACTGTGGCATTCTGTGTTCCATAATCGCTACTAACGTATCTATTGCTATTTATCAGCTTTGTTTGGAATTCATTCGGATCTTCCACATGTTTTTCGTTGTCGAACATGTCATAGATAACACCTTCTGCCATTGCCCACAAGCCGAGAATGTAACGTTTGTAGAATACCCCTCTGTATGTATTCCGGTATCTTTCTTTGATTTCATCGCTGAGGCTCAGGTTATCATCCATTACGAAATGTACGTATAGGATATTCTTGACCGATTCATCTTTCGCCCTTAACTCCGCTGCCCTTTCTTTTCCAATGTATCCAACAGCTCGGTCTATCCAATTGACCTTAAACCAGTGGTAAGGTCCGGAAGGGTTGCAGTTAAACCAGAACTTCGATCCATCTACCGAACATCGGCCGGTAGCCTGATTCACGAAACTTTCCGGCATAAGCGCCACTTCATCAAAGAAGACTCCTGCCAGTGTGATTCCCTGTATCAGATCCTGGGAGCTTTCGTCCCTTCCACCGAATATGTAGAAGTTATTAGTCGTTTTTCCTCTTGTGATCACTATCAGGTTGTCGGCTCTGTGGTCTACCACACCATAGCCTCTTGCCTTTAGCATGAGTTTTAGCCAAAACAGTACGTTCCTTCGAAATGATCCGATGGTTTTCCCGCACATGGCGAAATTCTGTCCATTGAACGTTTCCATCGCCCACATCACGTAGGATAGCGACATGCACACTGTCTTTCCCGATCGGATAGCTCCATCTGCTATAATCCCATCGTAATCTTTTACGGGCGACGTCGCACACCACCATGTCAGTACCTGTTTCTGCTTTTTTGAGAACGGTTTGAACTTGAATATCTGATTATATACTGTCTGCAGACGGCTTTTCTTCATAGCCTGGATCTTTTTCTTCAGATTTGTGATCTTTTCATACATCCTGATCACCCCAAACTTCTGAAGCTGTAGCGTTCATGGCATCCATGAATCCGTCGTCCTCTGTTTCATGCGATCCTCCATCCTGTTTCATGATCTGGAGTTCTAACTGCATCGTAGCAAGTTCTAACTTGGCATCATCGTAGCCAAACTTATGGATAGCTTCGATTGCTTTCTGTTTCTTGGCCTGTACCCTCGTGAGTGCATCTTCTATCTGCTGGATTTGGCCAAGTATTCCGGCATATTCTTTTAGTTCTGTACAGTCGCCTTTTTCCAGTCCATCGGTGTATTTTACTACCGTCATTCCCGGCGGCGGCTTCTCATCCTCGTTTTGCTGTGTTTCGGCATTTTTTAATGCTTCTATTCGGTGTAGCATTCGATATTCACGTACTGTCAGTAGCTGTATCTCCTGCAACAACAACTGTTCTTTATCCAATCCAATCATGGAAGTTAGCTGCTGTTCTTCCCGATTCAGGGTATTAAAAAAGAGAGTTTCAAACTCTCCTGTTCTAACTGCATTCTTATTTCCTGGTGGTCCAGTTCCTCCATGTCCTTCCGCATTTCTATTCCCTGGCTGGCCACCCTTTTTTCTTTCCGAACGTTCGCTTTTCTTATCCGAACGTTCGTTATCCCATTTGTGTGTGCTCTTCCATCTACGAACCGTTCCTTCCGGCAAATTGAGTTTACTTGCAATCTCAACTAATTTCATGCCTTTCAGATACATGGCTTTTGCCTCTTTGATTCGCGGATCCGGTGCTCTTGCCATGCATCCTCACCTCTTATTCGTTTCGTTTTTGAAATTTACATTTTTATATCAGAAAAGCACCCCGGAGGGTGCCTGGTATGCTCCCCGTCAAGAGGACAATAAAAAATAATAAATTTTTGTATCGTCAGCCATGCTATGGCTGGCGATATTTTATGCTGCTTTTGTATATTGCTCATGATATTTCATTGGT